ACGACCAAGCCGGTGGTTCAGGTTAGCGGTACTGTGCCATCCCTGGCCGGGAGCCTGACGCGCCACATAAAGGTTGCTTGGGGCGGTACGCTTCCTGCCCCCACCGGAAGTTTAAATATTGTCGTAAAACGAGCGGTAAGCGGCCTGCTAAGCGCTCCTTCTGGCAGTCTGAACACCCAGTTTATCGGGGAAGAAGCAAAATCGCTGGACGGCACCCTGCCGGCGGCAACAGGTTCTTTGCAGAGAAAAATAATGATGGCGGCAAGCGGGGTCTTGCCAGCCCCAACAGGCATCCTACAAGCGTTTGGCGACCAGCAAGGAGTGCCGTTTGTAATGTGGCGGCGCAGAAGGAGAATGTAACATGGCTACTTTTAACAACAAATCAGAAGGAAGCACCCGCTTGATCTATGAATGGATTTTGACGGCAAGCGAAAGCGGAGAGGCAGTCAAGGTGTCGGAATATGCCGACAAATCCTACGGGATGTGGGGGACTTTCGGCGGCACCGTCACCATTCAGGGAAGTTGGGACCCCTGCCCGTCCAAAGACAATATAGACGCGGGCAGTTGGATGACGTTGCGGGAATCGGACAACATCACCGAAATAGCCAACACCGCGGCGGCTTGTGGAGTTATCCTGGAAAACCCGCTGTGGATTCGAGTGGTTGCCGGAAGCGGGATCACCAGCGTCAAGACGGTCATTGTCGCCACCCCCAGGAGATAAACATGGAAAAACAGGAATGGCATGATTTGGCGAAGCACGTTGCGGCAATAGTAAGGTATGTCAAGCCGTTGGCGCACCTGGAAAAGATTCCCGAAGCCATCGAGGCCGCGCAGGTCAAGGTGGCCGAGATAGAAAGCGCCATCGGCGGCAAGGCCACAGAGCTTGAAGGAATTAAAAAGCAAATAACAGTGAGCCGCAAAGAACTGCAAAAGGTCCAGGCCAATTTTGAAGCGGCCAGGCAGGAACAGGATGAACGGTTGCGGCAGGATGCCGAGGCGCTGAAAGGCGAACTTGCCAAGGAAACTGCCAAAGCGGCCAGGGCCAAGCAGGGGGCGGAAGATGGCTTGACCAGGTTTGTCGCTGCTGCCGAGAAGCGCAAGGCCCAAATACAGGCAGACATCGCTTCTGCGGAACAGCGGTTGTCCGAGTTGACGGTCAAACTGGAAGAACGCAAAAGAATTTTAGAACAAGCGTTGAGCAGATAGTAATCGGGTTCGCTTCGGGGTGGGCCAACCCCGCGGCGACGCAAGAAAGAATTAAGGCGGCAGTCCGGTGCCGGACCATCGGAGTTGCCGCCTTTTTCTTTGCCCGAACCAATAATAACGACGCCCAGCCGAGCGCATCGGCGCAAATCCGCTGAAGGAGTTGGCGATGGAAGAACAACAGGTGGTTACCGAAGAGATCGAAGAGCAGGCACCGGGCGACCTGGAGCAAGAACAGCCCGAAGTGCAGGAAACTGCGCCCGCGGAAGAAGCCCCGCCATCCGAAGAGGATGATTTTACGGACTTCGAGCCGGAGAAAAAGGGCCGGGTGGAAAAGCGCATCAAGCAACTGCTGGGGCGCGCCAAGGCGGCTGAAGAGGCCAGAAGGAAACTTGAAGATGACTTGGCAGAACTGTCAGAGGACCGGGACGGCTGGAGGTCTGAAACATTAAGGCTGGCAAGCACGGACGCCAAACCTGGGGAAATGCCCAAGGTCGAGGTGGACGCCAGCGACCTTCCGGAACCGAGGTATGACGACTTTGACACCGACGCCGAGTACAACGCTGCCCTGGTGCGCCGGGCAACCATCCTCGCCATGCGGGAGGAAGAGGCCAGAAGGGCCGCAATCGCACAAAGGCGGGAACAGGAACAAAGGCTTGACACCATCAGGCAATGGCGGCAAATGGGGGCCAGCAAGTATGCCGATTTCGGCAACGTGTTCCATGAGGCCGTGCCGGTTACCGAGGAAATGGGGCAGTTTATCCTCAACCACGAAAACGGGCATGACATTGCCTACTACCTGGGGAGCAACCCCGGCGAGGCCAACAGGATCGCCGGGATGCACCCGGTCCAGCAAAAGATGGAAATGCGGCAGGTAGCCAGAAAAGCTATGCGAACCAAACCAAAAACCATGACGACAGCCCCTACCCCGACATCCCCGGTGGGAGACAGGGAAGTGGTGGGGAAAACTCTGGACATCAGCGACCCCAACATTTCTTTCAAGGATTACGAGAAGATACGCATGAAGCAGTTGAGGGACCGGGCGTCAGGGGTTTAATGTACAAGGAGCATATAAATGGCACAAACATACGTTACCCATGACATGATCGCCAAGGAAGCCCTGTTGCAGCTTAAAAACGAGCTGCTCAGCGCGTCGTTGGTGCATCGTGGCTATGAGGGCGAGTTTCAGGAGAAGCCCGGGGGATGGCACAAGGGCGACACCATCAACATCAAAGCCCCTGTTTATTTCCGGGTGAAAAGCGGCGAGGTCATCGATGTCGTCGATCTCAAGGAACAATCAACCACCCTGACCGTGGACCAGCGCTACCATGTGGCTTGGCGCTGCTCCTCCCAGGACTTGACCCAAAACATCGACGCCTTCAGCCAGAGGTGGATCAGCCCGGCGATGCAGGCGTTGGCGAACTATATCGACGCCGATATGTTCGGCTATATGTATAAATATATCCCCAACCAGGTCGGCTCCCCGGGGACCACCCCGAAGGACTTGCTGACCTATACCCAGGCTAACGCCAGGCTGACCGACGAGGCGGCGCCGATGGGGTCGCGCTACTGCATCGTGGACCCGACCTCCCAGGCTTATCTGGCCGACCATCTCAAGGGCGGGCCGCAACCCATCGCGGTGAGAGCCATCGAGAAGGCCAACTACGGCCCGGTGGCGGGCTTCGACGCCATGTACGTCAGCAACAACCTGCCGACCCACACCTGCGGGACGGGCGCCGGGACCACCCTGGCGGTGGACGACGCCGGGATTGCCGAGGGCGACAACACCATCACCGTGGACAACAGCGCCGGTGATATTGCCGTGGCGTTTGCGGCTGGCGACATCTTCACCATTGACTCGGTTTACGCCTGCAACCCCATCAGCGGGTTGTCCCGCAACTACCTGCGGCAGTTTGTCATCACCACCGCCGCTCCGGATGCCGGGACCGAAACCGCGCTTTACACCATCCCCGGCACGGCCCCGTGGGCCATCTACTCTGAAGGGGCGGCTGAGAAGGACTTGCCCTACCAGAATGTCTATGGTCTGCCGGCCAATGACGACGTTGTGACCTGTGCCGGCTCGGCTTCCCTGGTCCACAAGGTCAACCTGAGTTTCCACAAGAACTGTGCAACCCTGGCGATGGTCCCCCTGGCGATGCCCATTGACGGCACCAAGGCCAGCCAGGCCACCGAGGACGGTTATTCCCTGCGGGTGGTCATGTTCTACGATGGCACCAACGACGTCAACTACATCCGCATCGACGCCCTGTGGGGTCGGAAGGTCATCAATCCCTTCTTGGGTTGCCGCATCGCGGCTTAAAGGAGGGCAATTATGCAATCATTGGACGCAAGGTTTAAAGTAACCAAGGCGGTTGTCAATCAATCAGCCACCCAGACCAACACTGGAACATCAGCCACCGAGAAAGAGGTGGTGGGGAGCAGGGTGTATCTGCATCCCCGGGAAGCCGGTAACGGCACGACCTTGAGATGGAGCCTGGGCGGGGCCATCGCTGCCGGGGGCAACGCCGCCGCGGTCGTAAAGCTGTACGCCAACGGCACCGCCATCTGCACCCAGACGATGGCCCAGGCCGACGCCAAGGATTGGTTCTGCCAGATCACCACCGTCTGCACCACCAGCGCCGTGCAGAAAAGCATCGGGTTTATCTGCCAGCAGGGGGAAGAGTCCGCTGCCAACTACGAGGCTGGTGCGGTTGATTGCAGCGGCGGCGTGACCTTCCTGCTCAAGATCGGCTCGGGACACGGCTCTGACTCAATCCAGGCAGAGGTTTGCACCGTGGAAAGATGGGAATTTCATCCCATGCCGACTGCTTAAAAGGAGTTAAACTATGGCAAACACTGTAACTGACACTCAGTATGAATACATTGGGGATCGTGGCTACGACGGCACTGTTGTTGGCTACGACGCTAATGCCAAAATTTCTTTTTACGGGGCCACACCCATCGTGCAGCGCTCTGGGGCGGCTCAAGGCACTTTCACTACAACCATGACGCAGAGCACGGGCTACGGGTTTTTGACCTCCACCGCGGCTGATGCGGCGGTAGCCTTGCTTTTGGAAATCAGGCTGGCCTTGATTGCCCTCGGCCTGATTAAAGGTTCTGCTTAAATGAAATCGGTATTTTTCGCAGTCCCGGCCTATCGCGGGGTCAGGTGCGTACCGTTTTTCGAGTCCCTGGAAGCAACGGTTTTGGCTTGTGAAGCGAAGGGTTGGAAAACAGCCCTGTCGGTGCTCCAGGGATCGTGCTACGTCCAGACTGCCAGAAACGAATTGATTCAGGCTTTTTGGGAGTCGGAATACGACAACCTCTTTTTTCTGGACGACGATCTGGTCTGGGACTGCGAAGATGCCTTAAAATTGCTGGAGATGGATGACGATATAGTGTGCGGCATCTACCCCAACAAAACCGAGGAAGAGCGTTATCCCGTGGTAATAAACACGCATGGGATAGAATATAATTTTTCTCCGGTAGTGCGGCAGGATGGTTGCATATCTGCCATCCTGGTGCCTACCGGGTTCATGCGGGTCAAGCGGCAAGTCATTGGAAAGATGCGGGATGCGTACCCGGAACAACTTTACCAAGACTTGAAAAACGACTTGACCCATAAGGAAATGTACGACCTCTTCCCACAGGGAGTCCACAAGAAACGCTGGTGGGGGGAGGATTTTGCTTTTTGCCGGCTCTGGCAGGACATCGGCGGGAAAGTCTGGGTGGTCCCAGATATTAATTTTATCCATATAGATTACGACGAAAAGCAATATTCTGGCAATTATCACGAGTTTCTTTTGAAGCAGCCCGGGGGAATAAACTGGAAAGGCGACGAAGATCACCCTTATTCCGGCAACTCCATCGAAGGCTGGATGAATATCAAGGAACAGAGATGGCTGTACGACCAAGCCAAAAAAATGGATGATATAGCGGAGATTGGCTCTTTCAAGGGCAGGAGCGCCCATGCCATCTTGTCGGCCAACCCCAAGAGACTCCATTGCATAGACTCCTGGGAGCCGATGAAGATTATTTATAAGGATAGCCCGGAAAAGGCGGAAAGAAGATATTTGGATTTTTTGGACAACATCAAAGAGTTTAATGGCAACGGCACCGAAGTCAAGATATATCGCCTCTCCAGCACCGAGGCTGCGGACAAATTCCCCGACAAATCTCTGGATATGGTCTTTATTGATGGTGACCATGAATATGAGAGCGTAATCCAGGATATTGACGCGTGGCTCCCCAAGGCCAAGATGTTGCTTTGTGGTCACGATTACAACTGGAGGGAAGTGCAGAAGGCGGTTGATGAGAAATTGGGGAGCGTGGAAATTTACGAAAGTATTTGGATTTATCCCATATTGGAGGACAAAACGTGAGGGTCCGGAGATTTCACAAAAACTATCCTGACGGCAAGCTGTGCTTGTCGCAAAAAGAAGTCGATGCCTGTGAGGCCGAGGGCGCGGTGGACGCCAAGTGGAAGGTGGCCGGGGTCGTCCCGCCTGACCTCCGGGGGCTGGTTAAAGAACCTGTAGATAATGATAATATAATTGCAAAACCTGTGCCAAAGGCCATGGACACACAACCGCCTGCCGACAAAAAATACTGCGAGTGCGGCTGCGGGGAAGTGACCAAGGGCGGCAGGTTTTTGAACCTGGGGCATTATAACCGCTGGAAGGCGGCAGAACGGCGCAAGGGGGTGACGCATGGCGACGGTCCGGAACATAAACCGCCTGATTGACGCGATATTAAAGGACATTCTCCATGTGTACCGCGCTGATGAGACTGTCGAGGCATCAGACAAAACCACCGTCCTTTATGCCATCCAAGACCGTTTAGCCGCCTGGGTTGACGACATCGCCATCCCGGTGGTCTCCACCCAATCCATCACCATGATCTCCGGCACCGCCACCTACACCATCGGGGAGAGCGGCACGCCGTCCCTGGACACCGCCAGGCCGGACCAGGTGGTCGGAGCCTATGTGCGCCAAGGGGACTACGACTATCCGGTAAAAATAATTTCCGAGTCGATTTACCGGGGCATCACCGACAAGACCAGTTCCGGGCGCCCCACCCTCTTGTACCCCCTGTACGGCGTCCCCAATGTCACCATCTATCTCTGGCAGGTGCCGGACAGCACCGACACTTTGTATGTTTCCCTGTTGCAGCAAATGGCCGAGCCGACAACCTACACCCAGGACACCTTTGCCGATTTGCAGCTTCCGCCTTACGTTTATAACGCCTTGAAATACCGGGTAGCCATCGACCTGGCGGCTGGGTACGAGAGGCAGTTGACCCAGGAAATAATCTGGAACGCCAACGACGCCTATTCAAACATGACCAGCAAGCATTTAGCCAGGAGTTTAAGGCCGGCGACGGTGGAGATGGCCTACCGCCGCGGTCAGCAAACCTATACCTTGTCCGACTTTTTTTCGGGGGAATGAGCCATGCCTAAAGCCATGGAGCGGAAACTGAAGGCAAAAGCCAAAAAGAAGGGGCTTAAAGGCGAGAGGGCCGACGCTTACGTCTATGGGACCATGAGAAAAACCGGCTGGCAACCAAGCACCCAGAAGAAGAAAAAGAAATGAGCAGAGGATATTACACTCCGGTAATCAGCGACCTTGGGCTGCATTATTTCCACACCCCGGGTTTTTTGTCGCAGGGCAGGGCGATATTTGTCAAGCCCAGTTCCGGCAACGACAACAACGACGGCTATACCCCGGACAGGGCGGTGGCGACCCTCACCAGGGCGCTGGCCCAGGCCACGGCCAACCAGAACGATGTCGTGTTCCTCTATGCCGAATCCAATTCAGCCGCCACCACCACCGACTACCAGGATGCCACCCTGGATTGGAACAAGGACTTGGTGCATCTGGTGGGGGTCAATTCAGGCCCGCCGATGTCAAACCGCTCCAGGGTTGCCTTTGCCTCTGACTATGACACGGCCTCAAACCTGTTCACCCTGAGCGCCAATGCTTGCATCATCTACAATATTGCGTTTTTCGCCGGGGTTGAAGGAACCAACCCCACTGGCTGTTTTCTGATGACCGGGAACAGGAACGAGATCAAGAACTGCCACATTGCCGGTATCGGTCATGACAACAACGACATTCTCGGGGCATACTCGCTTTGGGTTAGCGGAGCAGAAGAGTGCAGGCTCACCAACTGCCGGATCGGCCTGAACACCATAGCTGCCGGCACCAACGCCAATGCGAACATAATCCTGACCAATGCGGCCAAAAACATCATCTTTGATGACTGCTTGCTTTACCGGAAAATTGAACACGACACCAACCACCCTTTAGTTGGCCTGGTAGGCCCAACGGCCATCGACGAGATTATTTTGTTCAACGACTGCCAGTTTGTCAGCACTTCCGAAAATTATGCCAACACCAACGCCGGGGCGTTCAAGATGACAAGTGATTTAACTCAAGGAATTATCTTGATAACCGGGGGCAAAACGCTCTTGTACAACGGTCCTGGC